TGTTAATAGTACCTATTAATATTTGAAATATACAAAATTATGGGATAATATACAAGTATTAATTTAACGAAAGGTAAAAAAAATGAACTTAATAAAGGACCTTAAAAAAAGTTATATGGTGATTGGCGGAAAAGATTACTATGAACTTTCTAAATTTGATCGTGGTTATGAAGGTATTGAATACTGTAATCTTGGGGGCGGGTTTATTAAAAGAATTAAAATCAATGACGCTTTTATGAATGACTATGAAAGCGGGAAAATTAAATTTACTAATAGTCTTCCCTCTCATTATATTTATGGCAAGATATCTTGTGAAGGTATGGACCTTAAATATGTAATGGGTTATTATAATCCAATCATTCGTTGGAATGGTTGGATCAATCCTTACTTTACATGGGAAACTTGCAAACAAATAAACAACGCTTGCACTGACGAAAATTTATTGTTTAGATTTTATGATGAGGAAGTAAACGGAAAGCAAGTTAAGACTTTAGAATATTGTAATCAATATGATTGCGAAACGCCTTATGAAATACCAAGTCAAAAAATAAATGGAATTGAAGTTTATGATTGTGGTCTTGGTATCTGTTGGGAGTTATACAAATAGATTTTAGAACAGGGGGCTTACGCCCCCTTTCTTTTTTACTCTTCCGCTTGTGGTTGCGGGGCTTCTAATAAATTAATTGTAGGCTTATAAGTTTCTAAAACAAACGGGGCTTTAATTTTTAAAAGTGTTTCAACTTTCTTTTGAGCCTCTTCTATATCATTTGTTAAAACTACATCATCAAGACAACGATCTTCTAATTGTCTTAATTTAATAAGTTCTTTATTAGTTTTGCTTTTTTGCGTGAGCCTGCGTGCGTGTGCTTCCGCAAATTTTTCAACTTGATGATCTATGTCTTCGGCCTTCACTACTTCATTTTGGCAAAATCTATAAGACATATTATCTTTTAACTTGTGCGTGCCCGCATACTTACGCATGAAAGCTCTACACTTTTCTTGAAGCTCTTGGTGCTTAAGCTCAAGTGCTGCCATTTCTGATTTTAGTTTATCAGCCCCTGTTTTAGTCTTAATTTCTGGAATTTTAGAATTAACAAATTCCGCCTCTTCCATTTGTCTTTGAGCGTTTAATACATCTCTATGATTTTCGAAAGCGTTTCTTACTTTCGTTTTTAGCCTTTCGATTTGATATACTTTTGCTTGTGGCATTTTCTTATCCTTTCGTTTTTTTGTTAATACCTATTGTAATTTACAGGATTAATCCCATATAGTCAATAAGGCCTTTCGTTAATAGGGGGCTATTTCTAGCCCCCTAGATATTTAATCAAAGTATTTTACTAATCTCATATAGTACATGGAGTAAGCGTGAATATTCTCAAATCTCCCCCAACTCTTAAAACTCCACGCCTCGTCCATTCGTCTATTAAGTGCGTTGGCTTGTTGCTCTTCGAATGAACTTTCCCCGTTGCTCATACACTCGAGAGCGTCGTCGTCGGGGTGATACATATTCCCCGTTTGCACTAGATGTCTTATGAAAGCTCTAGCGTCTTTAAGTGTTTTTATTTTCTTGTAAATAATATTAGGGTTAAGTGGTTTTTGCTCTTGGTTGTAGTGTTTCATTGTTTCCCTTTCGTGGCAGCAACACCAAATAAGATTAATAATACGCATGCTAGTCCAAAAAGAACTAGCATGAAAATCAAGAATATGTATGCGATCATTATTAAAACATATCCTTTATAACTACCCATAAAAACATTAGGGCAATCACTAAAGTTATAATTATACAAATGTATTCTAAGTCAGTCATTAATAGCCCCCCGATAAATCAGCATAACTTAAATCGTAATGCTCTTTTTTATTTAAAGTCCATCTATGGTAGCCTTTGTATTTGTCATACTTTGGCTTTTTAGGTTTTTGTTTTACTCGCACCTTATTAAGATGCGAGTAAGTGTAGTTTGGGAATAAATTTAACTGTTTCATATTTTTTCCTTTCTAATACTACTTACAGTTAAGTTTTTATATTTCTCATATAATCTTGGGTTTTCACTTTTAAACTGTGTAGAATTAAATCTTGTTGAGATTACATTCTTTAATTTAATTTCATTCCCTATAATTATATCAGTGTCATTTTGTAAACTCATAAAAGCATCAACGAAACTATCATCTCTTAATATTTTGGCTTCAAGTTTCATTAGTTCGATTTGCTTTTCGAGTTCAATCCAAGCCAAAAGTTTTTGAACTTTTAAACCTTTGATCTTGGCTTCTTTTTTAGTTATTTTTCTCATAATATACCTTTCGTTAAATATAGGATAAATCCTATACCTATATAGACGGATCTGTCAAGAAAATATTTCAAAAAAAATAAATTTTTTTTATGGAATAAATTAAGAATTAATTCGTCCATATAATTATGGATAGACAACAAGCCATTAAAGAAGTGAATAAGTGGTTATTTAAATACTATCAAAAAATAGATAGGAAAATAAACGCAAATAAAAAACCACTTTACACTAAGAAAAAAAAATAATTTTTAAATGGGCGGTTATCCTACCGCCCATTTAAAGCTCAACCGCTAAAGAGATACTAAGACTTTTTGATTTTCGCATTTGACTTAATTTTTGACCCCCGCCCACCCTAAATTTTTTTAGACATATATGTATACCTATAGTATAAATATACACAGAAAAGATGAGCGATTTCATTTCAGATCTAGGTTCGATGTCCCAGGATGATCGACAACTATTTATTAAAAAGTTAGAACTAAAAAAGTTACAACTAGAATCAGCAAAGAATTCTAGAGACTCCTTTACGAATTTTGTAAAAAGTATATGGCCCGACTTCATTGAGGGGCGACACCATAAAATCATTGCTAAAAAATTAGAAGCCATCAGGGATAAAAAAATTTCTAGATTAATTGTGAACATGCCACCAAGACATACTAAGTCAGAATTTGCTAGTTACCTTTTTCCAGCTTGGATGATGGGGCATAACCCTAAATTGAAAATTATCCAAACCACCCATACAGCAGAACTAGCATATCGTTTTGGTAGAAAAGTCAGAAATCTGATGAACGAACAGGAGTACAAGTCGGTGTTCCCTGACACAGAACTACGAGCAGACTCTCAAGCAGCAGGAAGATGGGAAACAAATCATGGGGGCGAGTATTTTGCGGCAGGTGTCGGTGGTTCAATAACAGGGCGTGGTGCAGATTTACTCATTATCGACGACCCACACTCCGAACAAGACGCTTTATCGAAGACTTCTATGGAGAATGCATGGGAATGGTACACTTCAGGACCCCGTCAGCGTCTTCAACCAGGCGGAAGTATCGTTGTCGTCATGACAAGATGGTCGGAAGACGACCTTACAGAGAGATTAATCGAGGCTCAGATGAAAGATCCGATGGCGGACAAGTGGGAAATAGTAGATTTTCCTGCGATCATGGACAACGGACAACCGCAATGGCCTGAATTTTGGAAAAAAGACCAACTCGACGCTGTAAAAGCGTCTTTGCCCGTGGGAAAATGGAACGCACAGTGGCAACAAGAGCCAACATCGGAAGAAACTTCCATAATTAAGCGAGAATGGTGGCAACTTTGGGAAAAACCGATGCCTCCTTTGCAATATGTCATACAAAGTTACGATACTGCGTTCAGTTCTAGAGAAACTGCGGACTTTTCTGCGGTTACAACATGGGGAGTTTTCTATAATGAGGTGGTCGGCAAGCCCAATGTCATACTTTTGGAGGCAGAAAAGGGAAGATGGGACTTTCCTGACTTAAAAAGGATAGCATTAGAAAAAAATGAGTATTGGCAACCCGAACAAATTATCGTAGAGGCTAAAGCAAGTGGTATGCCACTCACTCAAGAGCTACAAGCCATGGGTATTCCCGTTATAAACTACACTCCTAGCAGAGGTAACGATAAAATGGTGAGAGTAAATTCTATTTCACCGTTATTTGAGAGTGGAATGATTTGGTATCCACCATATAAGTGGGCAGAAGAATTGATTGAAGAGTGTGCGGCTTTCCCTTATGGTAGAAACGACGACTATGTAGATAGCATGACACAAGCGTTAATGCGATACCGACAGTTCGGTGCATTACAACACGAATACGATGAAGAGATAGAGGACATACCAAGACGCAAGATTGCTTTTTATGGATCATAAGGTATAAATACTGAATGGCTGAAATTGATAAAACATTAAACGAAGCACCGCAAGGTGTAGAAGAAGAACTTACACTTGAAGAAGCAACGACTCCTATGGATGTCGAGGTGGAGACTGATGAAGAGGTGATCGCCAACATTGGTCCATCGCCCGAGGACACAGGAGACGGATTCGCTGACAACTTAGCCAACAAAATTCAAGAAGAAACACTCGCACAAATTTCAAACGAATTACGATCACAGTTCTCAGTCGATTTAACATCAAGAAAAGATTGGGAACAAAGTTATATCAAAGGATTAGATTTATTAGGATTTAAATATACAGAAGTTTCAAATCCCTTCAGAGGGGCAGCATCAGTTTCTCATCCACTACTCGCAGAGGCAGTCACGCAGTTTCAAGCAGGAGCGTATAAAGAACTCTTGCCTGCGGGCGGTCCTGTTAAAACAACAATCATCGGAGAGGTGAACGAAATTGTTGAGCAACAAGCAGAGCGTGTCAAAGAATTTATGAACTATCAGTTGATGTATAAGATGAAAGAGTACGATCCCGAGATGGACCAGTTATTGTTTCACTTACCGTTGGCAGGAAGTGCATTTAAAAAAATTTATTACGATAGCAACATGGCAAGACCGTGTGCAAAATTTGTTCCAAGTGAAGATTTAGTTGTGAACTATGGTGCATCTGAATTAGATGATGCAGAAAGAATTACTCATGTCATAAAAATTTCTCCAAACGATTTAAAGAGACAGATGATCTCTGGTTTCTATCGAGATATTGACATGGAGGAAGATGATGAATTGTATTCTTCGTATTCTGATATTCAAGAGAAGTACGATGAATTAGAAGGTGTAAAAAAATCTGCGTACGCAGGTCAGTATGAATTATTAGAAATGCATGTTGATTTAGATTTAGAGGGCTTCGAAAATATCGGGGCGGACGGAGAGCCAACAGGATTAAAACTTCCTTACGTGGTAACACTAGAACAGGGCAACGGAAAAATTTTATCAATCTATCGAAACTATTTACAAAACGATCCTATGTTCATGAGACAAAAATATTTTGTTCATTACAAGTTCTTACCTGGACTCGGCTTTTATGGTTTTGGTTTAGTGCACATGCTTGGAGGTTTGACAAGAACTGCAACCGCAGCGCTTCGAGCATTGTTAGATGCAGGTACATTAGCCAACTTACCTGCTGGTTTCAAATCAAGAGGACTAAGAGTCAGAGATGATGAAGAGCCTCTTACCCCTGGTGAGTTTAGAGATGTAGATGCACCAGGTGGTGATCTTAGAAATGCATTATTACCACTTCCCTACAAAGGACCTGACGGAACTTTATTTCAATTACTAGGTTTTGTTGTTGATGCGGGTAGAAGATTTGCTGCGATAGCAGATATGAAAGTGGGCGATGGTTCACAAGCCAACCCTGTTGGAACAACCATGGCGTTACTCGAGCAAGGAACTAAAGTGATGAGTGCGATTCACAAAAGATGTCACAACGCACAAAAACAAGAATTTGAATTACTAGCAAAATTATTTGCATCGTCTCTACCTCCTGAATATCCCTACAATGTACAGGGTGGTAATAGAGCGATTAAAGCCACAGACTTTGATGACAGAGTAGATGTCATGCCTATATCTGATCCGAATATATTCTCCATGTCTCAAAGAATTATGTTGGCTCAAACTCAACTACAATTGGCGCAAAGCAATCCACAAGTTCATAATTTATACGAGGCGTATCGTAGAATGTACATTTCATTAGGTGTGCAACAGGTTGAGGCTATTCTACCTCCACCTGCAAAACCCACACCAATAGATCCTGGTATGGAAAACGCACAAGCACTTCGATTACAAGCATTAGTTGTTTTCCCTGAACAAGATCACGATGCTCACATAGAAGCACACAGAGCTTTTATGAGTTCGTTTTTAGTTAGAAACAATCCTCAAGTGGCCACCATACTTCAAGCACATATCGTTGAGCACATGTCTGCTCAGGCAAGAAACGAAGTGATGATGGAGGTGACACCACAAATTAATCAAGAGGCAATAAAATTTGGTGGACAGATTCCACCAGAACTACAACAACAATTTAACGCTCAAATTGAAAAGCAAGTGGCAGTAAAAATTGCAGCCAAGTTAGATGAGGCAGTAGCAGAAGAACAAGAAGTTTTAGGATTTGGTCAACAAGGCCAAGATCCGTTGGTAGAAATTAAAGCAAGAGAATTAGATTTAGAGCAACAAAGAGTAAACTTAGACGCTGCCGATGATTTAGCATCTAGAAAATTAGAAGAAGAAAAACTAAGTTATAAAAAACAATCTGACTCTACAAAACTTGCTCAACAACAAAGAATTCAAAATCAAAGAACTGCGGTTCAAATTGCGAGATTAAATGCCTCTAAAAAAAGGTAGTAGTAATCGCACAATAAGTGCTAATATATCTAAACTAAGACGAGAGGGTAAGCCTCAAAAACAAGCAGTTGCGATTGCACTACAAAAAGCAGGTAAACAAAAAAATGGCAAAAAAAAGAAAAAATGACAAGAACCCTTGGGAGAACATAGATAGGGAAGTCGTTAATGCTTTGACTAATGAATTTAAAGCTATTCACACAATTTACATTTCACAAGATGTTCATCCTTTAGCCATCGCTAGTGCCTTATTAGCTGCAGGGCAGTGGGCGATGTACAAAGAATTAGGTTTGAAAGAAACTCAAGATCTGCTACAGTTATTAGGAAATTTTAAATACGAGGAAATTCCTCCAACGGATAGGACGATACACTGATGAAAAAAAATTTAAAACCTGTAGATAAGGCTAAAAATCCTGGTTTAGCAAAACTCCCAACAGAAGTCCGTAACAAAATGGGTTTTATGAAAGAAGGCGGTTTAGCAGAAGCAACTAGAAAACTAAGAGCACAAGGTCTAAAAGATGGAGGCTCTGCAAAAAAATTTCCAGATCTAAGTGGTGATGGCAAAGTCACTATGAAAGATGTTTTGATGGGCAGAGGTGTTATCAAAAAGAAAAGTGGTGGTTTAGTTTTAGAAATAGGATTACGACCTGCCACAGCAAAAGAAAATAAAATGGCAAAACAAATGATGGGTAAGAAACCTGTGAAGAAAGCAGGCGGAGGCATGGTTCGTGGCGCAAGAGCAGCTATTAGAGGAAAAGGTTTTAAAGGAGTATTCTAAATGGCTGTTCAACAATTAGCTAAAAAGCAGGCTAAAAAAGAAAAGAAAAATCAAAAAGCCTTAGACGATGAGTTTGAAAGAGATGAGGAGAAAGCTCTAGAGGATACTCAACGAATGCTAGACTTAATGGAGAAAATTTACAAAAAAGATGAAAAAGTTACAGAGCCTAAACCAAGTAAACCTCCAAAAATACGAAACCCTGGTGGGCCAATTTTAGAAGCTAAAGATGGTGGGTCAGTTGAAGGTAAAAGACTTACAAGAACAGTTCCCCCTAAAAAGGGACCTAACTCTCAAGGTATGAGAGGAACTGGTATCGCTATTAGTGGTACCAAATTCAAAGGAGTATTCTGATGGATATGATCAAACAAAAATGGAACCAACTAAATCATTGGTGGGGCAGACTAAACAAAAAAGGAAAGTTATTAGTTGGCGGGGCAGTTGTTGTTGTCGCTTACTTAGCAATTACTAATGTTTAATCTTCTAGTAGGGCCCCTCTCAAACTTAGTCGGTAATGCTGTAAAAGGATTTGTTGAGACTAAAAAAGCAAAAGCGGACTTAGCACTCACTGAAATAAAAGCACAGAAGTCACTTAAAGAAGCTCAAATCGCAGGGAAAATTAGTTGGGAGGCTAGTGCAGTCGATCAAATGAAGGGGAGCTGGAAAGACGAGCTAATTTTAATATGCCTGTTGGTTCCGGCGGTGGCAGTCTTCATACCTGGGTGGACACCACATATCAAAGCGGGCTTTGAAGCCCTGCACTCACTTCCTGATTATTATAAGCATCTCTTATACATCGCCTGCAGTGCGAGTTTCGGCATCAAGGGAGCAAAGGGTGCAATGGGTTTAATAACTAAAAAGAAATAATTGGAACAAAATATATATTCAGCAATATTACGTTTAATAAAGACTAGACAAGACGATGTAAAGAATGTAATTCTAGACGGAAACGTGGAGGACTGGGCGAATTATCAATTCCTAGTTGGTCAGCTCACTTCTCTTCGCAAATTCGATGCAGATGTTAGGGATCTGTACCGCAAATGGGAGGTAGACGATGACGTCACAGACGGGGCTGATAATGCCCAAAGAAAAAAAGATAGTGGGGATAAAGCCCGCTGAGAAATCTGAAGAAGAAAAATCTGACCTAAGCAAAGTCCCCAAACCAACAGGTTGGAGATTAGTGGTTCTTCCTTACAGAGGAGTGGGAAAAACTAAAGGTGGAGTTTTATTAACTGACAAAGCAGTAGAAGAACAACAGATCGCTTCTGTTTGTGCTTTAGTTCTAGAAGTTGGACCTGATGCTTATGCCGATAAAGAAAAATTTCCAAACGGACCATGGTGTAAAAAAGGTGATTGGGTAATCATTGCTAGGTATGCAGGTTCTCGAATTAAAATCGAGGGCGGTGAACTTAGAATTTTAAATGATGATGAAATTTTAGGGACTGTCGATAGTCCTGAAGATATCTTAGGAGTATACACATGAACGAAGTAGATAGACAAGTGGCAGAATTACAAGCCAACAAAGAAAATAAAAAAGAACAATATTCTGTTGAGGTCGAAAGTGAAGATGTTGCAGAGGCAACAGAAGAAAAAGAAATAGAGCTTCCTCAAAAAGAAAATACTTTTGAAGCCGAGGTAGAGGAGACAAAAGAAGATCCCGTTGTCGAGGACAAATCAAAAGAAGAAGAAGTCAAAACTGAGGAAGAACCAAAAGAAGACTCAAAACAAAAATACAGTAAGTCTGTTCAGAAAAGATTTGATGAATACGCTTATCAACTAGGGGAGTCTAGAAGACGTGAAGAAGAGGCGATTAAAGTTGCTCAAGCCATCAAGGCAGACAGAGATAAAATTCAAGAAGAATTAGGAAAACTTAATAGTGGTTATGTAAGCGAAATGGGGGGTCGATTAACAAACTCCATGGAAGCTGCAAAAGCCAAATTAAAAAAAGCTATGGACGATCAAGACACAGAGGCCATGGCAACTGCACAATTGGAGATAGGTAAACTAGGCGCAGAGCAAACTCGTTACGAGCAAATTAAAGCACAAGAAGAAGCAAGAGCCAACGCTCCTAAGCAAGAAAAAGAGGTAGAAATACCAAAAGCACAGGAACAAGCCCCAGTAAAAGATCCAAAAGCAGAGGCATGGGCTGCTAATAACGATTGGTTTGGTCGAGATAAGGTCATGACCAATGTGGCATATGCGATACATGAGGATTTAGTAAATCAAGGTGTTGATCCTAGAACAGATTACTATTATACTGAGATTGATAAACGTATGCGAGAAAATCTCCCGCATAAGTTTGAACAAGATTCTTCATCCGAAGAAACCGCAAGACAACAGCCCGTCCAGACTGTTGCAAGCGCACATCGAAACAGAGGCACAGGACGCAACGTAGTTAAGTTGTCAAGTTCAGAAGCGGCTATCGCTAAACGACTTGGTCTTTCCAACGAGCAATATGCGTCGGAAAAACTAAAGTTACAGAGGAGGTAACATTATGGTAAATAAGACACCGAGATCTGCATCCACAAGGGATAAAGAAGCACGCACTAAACAATGGCAGCTACCAAGCTCGCTTGATACACCAGAACCACCTGAGGGTTACAAGTTCAGATGGATTAGGGAATCAGTTAGAGGATATGAAGATAACAAAAATGTTATCGGTCGAATTAGACAAGGTTACGAACTTGTCCGAGCAGACGAATATCCTGACTTTGATTTTCCTAGCGTATCTGAAGGTAAGAACAAAGGTATAGTTTCGGTGGGTGGATTGTTATTGGCAAAGGTGCCATTAGAGATCGCAGCGCAGAGAGATGAATATTACTCTGATCAAACTAAACGTCAGCAAGAAGCAGTTGACAACGATCTTCTAAAGGAACAACATCCTTCAATGCCC